ATTGGATTTAGTGTTACACGAAAACGCCAATGAGCTATTTAGGCAATATATTATGGAAAGTAAGGAAAATCGATTAGAACAAATCCTCAAAAAAATTGGAATAGAGCGTGAACATTCAATTTATTTGAATTCCGAAACCGTCAATATCAGTGTATATGATGGTTGGAAAATAGATGTTTCGGAAGAGAACCAAACAACCATTCGAAATTATATTCAAACCGCCATAAATAAAATAAAAGCGTCGGAAATAACAAAACAGTCCATCATATACACGATATTTGGTTTGAATTTGGGAGAAGGGGGTCATTATGGAGCGTTTATTGTTGATTTACAACAGCAAAAGATCGTGATATTTGATTCAATGTCGGGAATATACGACGACGAAGGTAATGGACTTATTTCCGGAACTCAAAATTGCTTCTTGGAATTAGCCGAAATTATATTTAAAAACGAAGAGTTTTTGAAAGCGCTCAGTGAAAAGTTGTGTAAATGCTACGAATTCACAGTAAACGCTGTTTATCCAAAATATAATTTGCAACCGACAGGTGGTTTCGAAGAATTCATATCACCCGATGTAATACATTTGGAAGACGGCGAAGAAAAAACACAGATAAACATTCAACATACGGATTCACAAAACCACTTTTGCTACATGTGGAGTATATTGTTTGTGCATCTTTATTTGCGCGGGAAAATGAAAGTATTCAACGACTTCATTGCAAAGATTAAGAAAAGTGAATTACCGTCACTGTTGTTCATAAAAAAATATATTTTAGGAATATTAGACAATTTGAATATCAACGATTTACATCAAAAACTGTTCTTTTATCAACATTTCCCGCGGATTTGGTCAAATCATGAAAACAAGACATCATCCAAATTCGATGTATACGAATTGGAGTTTGAACCAACATCGTCTATTAAACAGTGTTTAACAAAAACACTTCGCGGGAAAATGACATGTAATCGTTCATTCAAAACATGTAATAAAAAGGCATTAGAGAAAATGTCAATGTAAAAAAAATGTGATTAGTTTCTATATGGATAATTTTTTTTATACACTTATATATCGTTTCATAATTGGCGGTACAATTTTATCCGGTTCAACATGGTTAGCGAATAATAGTAACCCTCTTTTAGCAGGTATATTGATAACAATCCCTCTTGAACTAGTGAGTCTGTTTTTTGTAACAGAAAAACGTTTACATGCATACGCTTATAGCATTTTAATCATGTCCATCGCCACAGTGATTCCTGTTTTATATTACAATTTGATTTTACCATATAAATTCCTGGTATATCCATTTGACGTATGTTCGAGTTTTATAGTATGGCTTCTTGTTGGGTTGATTTTATATTTCTATGTACCCAAGACCATCGTTTAAGAATATTTATCTAAAATCACCTTGGGGATAATTTTCTCTTTAATAGAGTCGAGCTTTTTGAAACATTTATTTATTGTAACTTCACTAACGTTACACACCTTTTTTATATCAATCTTACAAACATTTTGGTTACATAGTTGACAAATAAAGTAAATGATTCCAGCTGCAATCGAGTTGGGAGCATTATCACTCAATATACTCTGGCTGTCTATTTTACACGCTACGAATTTGGACAATTTTGTCAATTCGTTATTAATATTGAGTTTACTACAATACCTATCGATAAATGCAATTGGTTTTGTAGTTCCCAATTCGCTTTGTTGCGATGGTTCGCAATTTCGTTCGATATTATTCAAAATATTCACGGCCATAGAACATCCGGTAGTGGCGCTTGTTTTATCTAATTTGAACATTTCGGCTATTTCATGTGCTGTTCGTGGACAGCCATTGACTCGACAGCTAATGTATATAGATGCCGCTTTAATACCATCGCGATTGAGTCCTCTGAACATTTTTTGTTCCGAAATATCTTTGTGAATGGCCATGGCATTATCGATGAAAATTTTAGGAATACCTGAATTATGCGCCATGGCGGTTATAAACTGGAATTCAGAATACAGCGACTTTTCACGATGCGGCATGGATTGCCATTCGATCCATTTACGTATCTTGCGCATTTCATAACTTGCCGTGTTACCACAAATAGCCTTGCATCCAAAAGAAGACTCAACCAATAAAGGATTGATTGGATTACCACAACGTGTAAGGTCATGACCATTTTTATCTTCCGGATTTGCTCTCCATTCGGGTCCATAATCAAACACTGTTGTATAAATGACGCCACAATCAGCATTTCTACACACAGGTAGACCATTTTCAGATATTTCTAAAACATTATCACAAAGACTGCACATATCGGTTTCATGTGTTTCAAAATGAGTTTCTGGTTTTATAGTATCACTGTCAAATGCTTCCCATAATTTCGCCTTTTCTTCTTTAGTGTGAGTGGTTTTGATTTTCTTAGTCTTCGAAAAATTGGTCTTCAATGCATGCATTACAATATTTAATAAATAATAAATAGTAATTAAACGAATCAATTTTTTATCATTATAATATATAATGTCAGAAACAACTATAAAAACCGCAGTAATGGATGTGATGAATACAAATGAAGACATTAAAAAGGTGATAAAAGATATTGTTAAAGAATTCATATGTGCAAATGATAAAATATTGACACCCGTTGTAAAACATGTAGAAGCAAAATTAGACGAATCATTTGCAAATATAGATGCTCATTCTATGGTCGATAAGGTCATGAAAAAAATAACACCTTGTGCGTTGAAGAAATGCTTTACTCAATGTTTAACGGAAAAACAGAAAACAGCGGGTGGAAAACATAATAAAACGAAAAAAAAGTCTAAAAAAAAATGATACTATATATAAATGAGTTGCACAGATAGTTATTTAAAAGGGAAAGTAGCCGAAGCATTTCACGGGAAAGCCGAGCCATCGCCGAATGAACTACTCGAAAAAGTTATAGACGAGAAACTTCGTTCTAACATTGAAACGTTTTTAGAAGACAATATATGCACGATAATTTGCGAAATGTTTGAAAAACATAAATTCACACAAGATGAATTGAAACTATTTCAGGACAAATTGAAAAAAATGTAAGTTCAATATATAATGAATGTGGATGTAATAAACCAATTTATGTTGTCACTGTTTTTCATATATTTTTTATTGATTAGTTCGGACATAAGTACGTTATTGAATTGCACGACGCAGCGATTTCTAAAAGACAATCATTATATGAAACATGTTATATTATTTGTCAGCATATTCGTATTGACATTCATTTTGAACTGGTATAGTCCAGACTCAATTGTAGTTGAGAAGAAAAAGGAAGAACCCGAAAAAGAAGGATTCATTGTGCTAAATGAATATAAATACGGATATCTGATTTCATCTGTAATAAATAGTTTTTTCATATATATCATATTTCTAATAACGACTAAAATGGAGCCATATACATTTGGTATATTCGTATCTCTATTAATATTTGTCTTTTTAGTATTTCTGATATACAAAGTGAATTTGAACGAGCTAAATATTCAAGAACCGCCTAGTAGTTTTTACGTCACTTCCAATATGATCGCCGAATTGACAAGTGACGAAAATGAGAGTATTGAAATGAAATCGAGTGAAATTTCTACAACCGTATATTTGTATAACACACTTGTATTGAGTTATCTGGTATTATTAGGTGTTCTGGGACACGGTATGTATGTTTATTATTTAAAACAAAAACGTATTCATGGTAATAAACTCAATATTGTTTCAATGATGCTAGATAGTCATAAATGTAAAAATATATAATAATTAAATTAATTTATTATTATATTATTGTATTAACCTTAGAACATTCTAGGGAATCCGACGAGATTGGCACCAATACCGAAACCGGCACCACCTCGTGCACTACTAGCAATGGAAGGGACAAACACATCGAGGATGGAGAATGTAGCAGCAGCCATGAGACCAATGATTACAATTTCTTCGATATTAAGAGCTTTCTTGGGGATGGTGTAAGCAGCAATGGCCACGATCACACCTTCAACTAAGTACTTGATTGCTCTCTTAATAAGTTCGCTAAAATCTGTGCCAGACATATATATTATATGAAAATAAAAAAAAGTTTAATATAAAATAACTTAAATAATATTCATTCATATTAATTATAATGAGTGGATTTGAAAGAAAATTATTGCCAAATGGCCAAGAAAACCCTAAATATATTGACTTGTGCGATGAAGATCAACCAATCGCCGGGCAAAAATTCGCATGTCTATCTTTTGTTTCACCCGAAACTATTATTAAGAATAAAGAAAGATTCGTTTTCAATGAATTCGTGAAACAATGGGATTTCACTAAAACTATCACTAAAACCGTTGATTTTTTGAATTTTCTTTCATATAAATACAGTTTGAAGGTCGATGATGTTGTAAAAGATTTCCACGAGTTCATTGACGAAGAAAAGGAAAACTTGAAAAACTCGACCATTGAAGATGATTTCAAGACATTCATGGACCAAAATGGAGATAAACTACACGGAGAGTTTCAAAAAGAAAACAATTTTCAAACATCAGTGCGTGGATTGAAGGTGCGTGGAGTCTTCACTACTCAAGAAGAAGCCGAAATGAAGTGTAAAAAGCTGCGCGAATCTGATCCGAATCACGATATTTTTGTGGGTCCAATTGGTATGTGGATTCCATGGGATCCTGATGCATATAAGACTGGACGTGTAGAGTTTATGGAAGAAGAATTGAATCAACTTCATAGCGAGAAAATCAAGAATGAAACACGTGCTAAAGAAGAATTCGATAGACGAGTAAAGGAAAGCAAGCGCAAGGCTATTGAAGAAAATATTAAGATGGCTGAAAAGACGGGGAATAAACTCACACAATCAATCACTAAACATGGTGATTTGGTAGGAGTTACTGAAACAGTTGATTTTGAAGAACGTGATGCCACAACCGAAGAAGAAACAAAAGCACATAATGAACAACTCTTCAGAGATGCTAATAAATAAATGGCGACTATGAAAAATGAACTAGGTTAGGGTTTAATTTATTTATAAAAAATGGCAACTTGGCCGAGTGGTTAAGGCGATGCCCTGCTAAGGCATTATCCAATGGATGCGTAGGTTCGAGTCCTGCAGTTGTCGCACCTGGGGAATTAGCTCAGTGGTAGAGCACTTGTATAGCGTACGAGAGGTTATTGGTTCGATTCCATTATTCTCCTTCCTTTATTATTTCAATAAAAAATATTGATATAATATATAATGCCATCCGCTAAGAAAAATATATCACGATCAATGCGGTTTTTAACAAGTCTATCCAAAGGTAGAAATCCATTTACTGCTGAAACTAATTATCAAGATAAAAAGTTCAAGAAATCCCGTGCAAAACTTATTTTGGCAAAAACACGTGGTGTACGTCTACGTGATGTTAAAACTCCAAATACTCCAGAATCAGAGGATATTATAAAAATAGATAGAGGTTTTAAAGAAAGACAAAATGCTAAGGAAGTTGAAGAACTTATTGCAAGAACTGTTGACTTGGTAAATTTGGAGAGAAAGCTTCCTTCAGAGTTAAAAGCAGAGATAAGAAGAAAAAACGCCTCAAGAAGAAGAGGCGGTAAATCTAAACGTAAATCCCGCAAAACGCGTAAAATCAAGAGCTTTTTCCTATTTTAAGGAGTTTTTACCAATTTGACTTTTTCACATTGATATTTGCACCTTTGTTTTTCTTTTTATGACTATTCGGGTCATATGCCTCATCTTCATCGTCCGAACCAATGTTTTTACTAATTTCCCAAAATTCTTTTGAACCCAGTCTGAAATTTCCATGATTTTCTGCTTTATACCAAAATATTTGATCCGTCAGTTTATTCGATTTAGCATTATTGTTTATTACCAAACATTCGTAATTCTCTGTTGTTGAATCCATGACTGCACAAAAACTCTCTAATGTAGGAAACATAGATGCATAGTTCTCCCAAATACGCTTTCTATTTGTTAAATAAGGTTCTCGCAATATAAATACATAATCAATATTTGTACGCAAGTTGGGCGGAATACCCAGTGGATATTGCATTGTAATAATTAACATGATCTTCCAATGGCGCCCATTCATGAAAAGCAAACGCATCATTTTATCACGTGTCCAACTTTGGTCATATAAACAATCATCCATGATCACAAATGCTCTTGGATCAATCGTCGTTTTCTTATATGTCAAAATCTCTTTGTTCATTTGCTTTAGCACCGTTTTTTGACGCCTTAGAATATTCTCGATTAATACAGTATTGTATTCATCGTGAATGAATAATTTAGGAACGTGTTCTTTATAAAATCCATTACCGGCTTCTGTTCCGGATATAACCGTTCCAATGGGAATGTCTTGATGATAATATAATAAATCTCGCACTAAAAAGGTTTTACCTGTGTCACGACGACCAATGAGAACCACAACTGGACCTTTATTCTCATTCGCTTTAAACGTAATATCTCTCATATTGAATTTTTTCAATTCCAATGTCATTTGAATTTAATATATATATTTTTGACAAATTATAGACGAAATAGTTTACCCGTTTGTTTTTAGTAAATATAATATTTTTGTTGATTATAAATGGACAGTGTAGAAAAGTTTCAGCTATCGTATTCCGTTTCAGAAGACATGAACCTTGAACATATGAAATCTCAGTTTCAACCAAGCGAAGAGGACACAAATTCAGGATATAATCCTTATAATAATTTAGAAGTTAATAAATACAATCCTCTTTATTCAGTGTTTTTCAATATGGACTCATCTAATTACAACAAAATAGGATTTGATAATCAATATCAAATTGTGGATCTGAAAACCGTCAAAAATATCCAAAATGGTAATACTGAAAATAAGGATATTTTTATCAAATTCTCGCCATTATTAGACCCAATAAGATACATGATCGGTAAATACGATGTGCAAGATGACAATATTCGAACATTACCTAAATATAACGACAATGAAAACGTCCATGAAAAACTATTAAATGAGAACAATTCATCATATGTTGATAATTTCTTCAGCTTTTTATCAAGTAAGTTGCTTCATAATTACAAATTCTCCAATGGAATTGATTTTTACGGTTCCTTTTTGACCGTTCAAGATAAG